ACACGGAACGATGCAATCCTGACGTATAGTGCGGGTTTCTTAGCTTATAAACTTTTGACAACCAAGGGTGATTTCGTATTATCGGGGAGCGTTGCTTATCTAAGATATTATCGAAAGACGTTTACCAATGTCGGAGCGTTCACCTGGAGCGGCAATAATGCCAGGATCCTGGCAGCTCGAAAGACGTTTACCACGGCCGGATCTTATACTTTGTCCGGAAGTGAGATCCTGGCAGCTGGGCGATCGGTGAGATCAGCTGCTGGATCATTTACCTGGACCCGAAATAATGAGATCCTACTCTATGGACGGAAAATCCTGGAAGCCTGCGGATCTTATTCTCTAGTCGGGAGCTGGGTGATCTTACTCATGGCCTATAAATTAGCGACTAGCAAGGGAATGTATATCCTGACCGGTCGTGATGCAGTCATGATCCAGACCTCTGGAATGAGCTCCGATGGAATGGAGATCGGTCTCTTCGTGGGAATGGAAAGGAGAATGAACTCATGACAATGCTTAAAATGCTCGAGCTGCAGCTGATCGATTTTGTTCTGATCAATTCATCCGGAGTCGAAGTCGCTGGACTAGGATCTGGATTCACGGTCCAGATCTCAAAAAACGGAGCCGATTTTATTGCCTCGACCGGTGTTAAAGACGAGATCGGATCCGGATGGTATAGCTATCAGCTCACTGCAGCTGAGACTGACACGGCCGGCCCATTGGCCTTGAAGATCATTGGGACTGGTACGATTCAGCAGAATCTGATCTATGAGGTCTCTGGATCTTATTGGAATCCTTTGGCTGGACCGAATATTCTAACCACGGCCGAGGGAGCTGCCGTCTGCAAATGCACGGAGGATGAGCCTCTCATGGTCATGCTGTTACCTCAAGTCGATGCTTATATAAAAAGAGCGACCGGCAGGGACTGGGCTGCAGAGACGATCATTCCTCAAGAGGCTAAGAGCGCGGCCAGGGGGATCCTGGTCCAGTGGCATGAGGACCCAGGATCTCTGACCGGATCCCAGGCGACGGTCCTGACTGCGAATATACAGGCCTGCCTATCCCAGCTCCGAGCTATGGCTCATTATTACTTTACTTTTGAGGGCCTGCCAGGCTCTGGCCAGATCCCGATCCCTGGGATCTATGAGGGTGATACGGTGATCAGCCTGGTTGGGAAAGTGGGGATCTCCGGTGATCAGAGCTCGAAATTTGAGACCGTGATCACCTGGGACGGTTTCCTGCAGCAGCTCGCCGGCGTGGACCTGGAGGAAATGTGGTTTACAGCTTACGTTATGCCTCCTGGAGAGATGCCATGAGAATAGGGACGAAAGTCACTAATCCAGGGGATTTCAGGACCAGGGTCACGCTCAAGAAACGGATGGTGGTAGAAGGCACTGGTGGGTTTCAAACTCCATCCCTGATCCCTCTGGCGATGGTGTGGGCGAAGTGGGTGAACGTGCATGGGAGCGAAGCTTGGGCAGCGAGTTCAATGAATGCCATGCGGGCAGCCACGGTGACGATCCGGTACCGGGACGATATCGATGAGACCTGCGTGGTTGTTTTGGATGGAAACAATTACGAAATTACCTCGATGGATGATATTCAGCAGAGGCATGAATACATCGAGCTCAAGCTGCAGCTGATCAGGAGTGGCTAACAGTGAACCCATGAAGACACTATACGTCGTGATCACAGGGAGACACTCCTAATGCCGGTCCGTTATAAGCTGGAGACGAGTCGAATCAACCCCCGGTAATGGCGGGGGTCAACCAGACACTATAGTCTGGCCTTATATTTTCTATTTTTAGAAGAGGAGTAATGAAATGCCAATCAGTGCAAACGCAGACGAGTATAAAAGTATAATCGGGCTCGATTCGATCTATGTGGCAGAGGTCACACTCGATTCGAGCGCTACTTATACTGCAGGGACCCCTGAGATCCTGGCCCCTGCAGCTGAGATCTCCATGAAACCGGTCGCATCCCAAGAGACCCAGTATGCTGATAATCAGCCTTATGACGTTTTTCAGTCAGAGGCTGAGACCGATATGGAGATCACTTTAACCGGTGTGCCTAGCGAAATGCTGGCCAAGATCCTGGGATCCGTCTTTAATGCGGCCTCCGGCCGTATTTATGACAATGCTGGGACCCCTCCCTGGATGGCGCTGGGTTTCCGATCGATGAAGTCAAACGGAAAATACCGGTATTACTGGTTTCAAAAGGTCCAGTTTAGCCCTCCGGAGGATGGAGCGGTCACGAAAGCTGACAAGGCTACACCCAAGACGGTTAGGCTGATCTGCAAGGCGATTAAGACGGTCTATAAGTGGAATCTGGGAACCAAGACCGACGCGGTTAAGCGTGTGATCGGTGATGAGGATACGACTAATTTCTCAGCGACCTCGTGGTTTGCCCAGGTACAGGTCCCGGGTGTGAGCGCTCCATCGGCTCTCTCCCTGAGCTCCAGTGATCCGACCGATGGCGCGACCGGTGTCGCTGTGACTAAGAGCCCAGTTCTGACCTTTAATAATGCCCTGGTCAATGAGGCGGTTAATATGGTCAGCCTCTCTAAGACCGCTGATGGAACTATAGTTGCAATGGCAAGTGGTTATCCTCAGCTCGATGCGACCAAAAAGGTCATGACCCTGGATCCGAATACGAATCTCACGGCCTCGACTCCGTACACTCTGGCTTATAACGTCAAGGATATCTATGGCCAGTGGTTGCAAGGGATCGTTAACTTTACGACCGCTTAATCTGGGTCTGATCAGTTCGATCAATTAAATAATCTCGATCTCCCAGGTCAACAGCCTTGCCTGGGGGGTCGAGGAAAAGCGGAGGTATTATGCCTATTTCTATACCTTCCTGGAGGATCTTTATAAAGGCGATCCAGATAAAGAAAGGAAAAAATGAAATTATCCCTGAAGCTTGAAGGATTTGAAAATTATCTCGAGGAGCTAGTTAAAGCCGGGAAGGATATCGACCGTATAGCTGAAGAGGGCCTGGAGAAGGGGGCGGATATATTTATATCCGGAATGCAACGGAGGGCTCCTTTTGGACGGATCCGGACGAGGATCAGAAAATCAGCTATCGGAAGAGATGGTAATAAGCGGTATTTATATGTGGGCGTTTTGCGAGATTCATCTGCTGAAGATGCAAGGATCGCCAATGTATGGGAATTTGGAGGGAGAACAGCCCCGAGCTCCAAGTATCCCAGACGAAAGCCAAGGCCTGGTATCAGGGCAAGACCTTTTATCCGTCCATCTCTATGCCAGGACGCAGGTCGCGCAAGGAAGGAAATGGAAGACGTATTTCAGGAGTGGCTGAAAAAGTGAAGCAATTAGCTATTAGCTATTAGAAAAAGAAAGAGAAAAAAGTGACAACGACGATATGGGAACGAGTTGAAACTGCGCTTACGCCATTGGGGTTGCCAATGTCTGCCAGTGCATATATTGTCGCCAGCGGAGCGACAATCCCTGATACCTATATTGTTTATTTTGTGTTCAGCATCAATCCAGAGCTGCATGCAGATGACAAGGAAGTATTGAGATCGGAGGCGGTACAGGTATCGATCTATAACAGAACAGGCAATGCAAGCCTTCCGGATGTGATCGGAGCGATGATCACTGCGGGATTTATGTTTATTGGAGGACGCGAATTAGATTATGACACGGATACCCGACATTTTGGGATCGCATTCGATTTTGAGTATTTAGAAGAACTATAAAAACAGGATGGAGTATATGCCGGCACATGCACCGTTGAAACTCACGTTCTACGATCCGGATACTTATGATGTAGTCGCGGAGTATATATGCAATTTCATCCCTGTGCGGTTCCTGAAACTGGCTATCCGACTTGCCAAATCCCCGGTCAATATCAATAAGGATACGCTGGAGGGGCTGATCGTGGACCTGTTCGGGAATCAATTCTCAATAGATGAGCTGCGGAGGGGTTCGGATGAAAGCGACCGGAAGCAGGTGCTGCAGGATATCATGACCAGGGCGGGTAGTTTTATGTCGGAGAGATCAGGTAATCAACCTGGCAGCGAGGCTGAGAATATAGTTACGGAAGCGGAAGATGAAAACTGGCTGGAGGACCTGGAGATCACATTGGTTAAATCATTCGGATGGTCGCTAGCAGAAATAGACCGTACGGATATTGAATCTCTGTTCTCTTTCCTCTCCCGTTTTGCAGGAACTGCAGGCAAGGTGCCGGCGCAACAGCGGTCGTATGTAGATCAAGTGAATTGGCTATGAGTAAGGAGAGATAATCGTGGGCGATAGCAGACTTTCAGCTCGTTTTGGTGCCGATACATCGGACTTCAAACAGGGAATAGTAGCCATAAACCGAGAGTTAAAATTGGTCGAGGGTGAATTTCGGGCGACAGCAAGCACTATGGGAGATTGGGCGAACAATGCTGACGGATTAAAAGCTAGAATGGGGGCATTGACCAAGGAGATCGGGCTGCAAGGAGAAAAAGTGGATGCCTTGCGGATACGTGCTGAGCAATTAGCTAAGGCGCATGGGGAGAACAGCGTCGAGGCGCAAAATGCAGGGATCGAATTCAATAGGGAAGCTGAAAAACTAGGCAAATTGCAGACCGAGCTGGGGCAGACAGAGCGCGGTCTGAAGGGGATGAAAGACGCATCGGGAGGGGTGAGGGGTGTATTCAAGGACCTGGGCAAGCAATTTGACAATCTGAAACAACAAGTGCCTGTGCTGGGTACTGCGTTCGCTATGCTGACCAATCCCATTACCCTGGCTGTTGCTGGGCTGACGGCATTCGTAGCAATTTCTAAGAAATCTATCACAGAGTTAGTGAACTATAACAAGAAGATCCGAGAGACGATGCAACTCACTGGATTAAGTGCCGAGGAAACCAGCAGGCTTGTCCAGGTATCAGATGACTGGGGATTAAATATAGACACAGCCACAGCCGCTATGGAGATGATGAATAAGAAGGGTGTGACTCCATCCATCGATAATCTGGCGAAAATTGCTGATGAATATGTTAATGCCGCAGATAAAACGCTCTTCATAGAAAATGCAACTAAATTATATGGAAAATCCTTTGGTAATCTAGTTCCCATCCTGGTGAAAGGCGGAGATGCTCTTAGAGAACAAGCTGCCTCGATTAATGATAATCTGATCGCCACCGAAGATAGCATCAAAGCATCGCGTGATTATGAAGTGGCAATGGATGATTTGGGAGACAGTGTTGCCGGGTTGAAATATAACCTTGGAAAAGAATTATTGCCCGCAATTATCGGTGTTACAAAGGGATTAAATGATTTAATAGTATCTCAAATGGATACTACTTATGTATTCCGTTTAACGAGAAAGGCATTCGATGAGGGAAGAATATCCGCGGAAGACTACCTTGAAATAAACAGAGAAATCCAAAAACAGACTTACCAGAATAATGCGGTATTACAAGAACTTATCAAAACTGATAAAGGATATATTGCGTATAGCCAGGCGGTAAACGTTCAAGATGCAATCCGGCGTAAGCAATTACCAGATGTGACAGCTGCAACAGAAGACCTTACATTGTCCACAGAGGAATTAGCAAAAAAGACATCGGAGGCCAACCTGGCTCAAGCGGAATCTGAGAGGCAGGCCGGCAGACTTATGCAAGCTTATGATGATATGAATGCGGCTATCAGTGGTCGATTAGGGCCAGTCACGGAAGATTTCGTAAAGACACAGGGCGATCTTGGAAAGAAGATGCAGGATGTTAAAACAGAGATCGATAATGCAATTAGGGATGGATATAATCCTTTGGGTGAAAAGATATTGGGATTGCAGGGAGATTACGACACATTAAAGGGACAATATACTATCAACGAAACGGAGCATGATCGGGCTACTAAAGAAATAATGTTTGATATTCTGGAGCAACGTGCCGCGATCGGTGGACTGACAGCGGATGAAATTGAATATCTTGACCAGATATCACAAGCATGGGGATTAGTCGACCAAGCGACATTGGATTACATGAAGCAGGCAGATGAATCCCTATCCTACCTGGCAGATCATCCAGAAGACGCCGCAGGTGCAGAGAAAATATTAGATGGACAGGCTAGTGCATGGGGAAGAACGCGTCAGCAGGCAATATTAGCCCGTGACGCGGCCATAGAATATAGAGAAAGATTGGCCGAATTAAAGGACAGAATAATATATATTACGACCCATTATACAGAAGTCCGTGATCCGGATGTGGGTGGTCCGCATGCAAGAGGCTTGAATATCATCATACCACCAGGGTATGAAAACGATAATTATCCTCTTGGTACTGCAAAAACAGGTGAGCGGGTACTCGTGATACCTCCAGGAGAACAATTCGGTAATTCACTGGCGAATATGCAACAGCTATTTAATCGGTCAACTTCTGGATTGAACAGTCAGGCGAGCATGAGCGTCTCTGGGAGGATTGGATCTGGTTTAGGCCAGGCCCAGCTGCAGCCGGCTCCGATCTATGTGACGATCCAGGGAGCTCCGGATAATGAGCTGGGAATGAGACGCCTGGCCAGGTATGTGGCCAATGAGATCCAGAGGAGTCAATTATGACAATGCAGCTCTTTATTAAATATGAGTCCACGACCCTGGACCTCCAGGAGGATGGATATAAGCTGATCGATGGATTTTTCCCTGAGACTCCAGATGAGGGAGCGGAGAGCGTCTCGGATCAATTTACGATCCTGATTAAGGGATCCTCAGCTGATGATCTGAGAGCTAAGATCGGAGCGATCACTCTCATGCTGGAGCATTCCCGACGGCATGTCGATGATTCCCTGGCAGCCTGGATTTATTTTTCGGTGGATGATCCTTATGATCCAGGTGGGACCATTCCGGAATGGCAATCAAAAATCGTCGATGGTTTGGTGATGTATGATAAAAATCTGGATCGAAACTGGAGACAGAATAAGGTCCTTTTAACGGTCGTGATCGAGCATAAACCATATTGGGACTCTTCGATCGAGTATGCAGTCCCTCTCACGAATGGGAACGGATCCAGGGTGACAAGTGGGCTCACGATCTATAATCATGACGACGGAGGGACCAGTCCGGCTCATGATAATTGGGTCCAGATCGATGCTGCAGATATCCTGGGAGATATGCCTGGCCGGACCAGGCTGGAGGTGTTGAATTCTTATGCCACTAATCGTCTTTATAC